GGTGGCGAGCAGTGGGAAGTGATTGAGTTCCCTGCAATCATGCCCTCGGGTAAACCCTTATGGCCGGAGTTCTGGAGTTTGGGTGAATTAGAGGCGCTTCGTGTGGAGCTACCTAATTCTAAATGGCAAGCGCAATACCAACAGAATCCTGTAGGCAATGAGAGCGCAATTGTGAAGCGGGACTGGTGGAAATGGTGGGAAGATGAGCGTCCACCTCAATGTGATTTTGTTTTGCAGACGTGGGACACGGCGTTTGAGAAAACCCAGAGGGCAGATTACTCAGCGGGCACGACTTGGGGTATTTTCTACCCAAATGAGGACCATGCATCACCTAATATCATTCTGCTTAATACGTACAAGAAGCGAGTCGAGTGGGTGCAGCTAAAGAAGGACGTGCTTGATGAATACAACGAGTGGGAACCGGACGGGATACTCGTGGAGAAGAAAGCTACCGGAGCGCCACTAATATATGAGCTTAGAGCCATGGGGATTCCGGTTCAGGAGTACACCCCGAGCAGGGGTCAAGACAAAATTGCCCGCTTGAATGCCGTCTCGGACATAATTGCGTCGGGGAAAGTGTGGGTTCCTAGAACCCGGTGGGCCGAAGAGTTAGTCGACGAGATCGCGGAGTTTCCGTCAGGGCAACACGATGACTTGGTAGACGCTACGACTCTGGCGCTTATGCGCTTTCGTTCGGGTGGGTTTTTACGTTTGCCTACTGACGAGGTGGACGAAGTTAAATTATTTAAGCGCCGTAACGCGGTGTACTACTAAGGATTTATATGGCTACTTCTAGTATTGATAAGGCAATGGGCCCCGGATTTTCAGGATCACCCTTTGACGATATGTTGGGTCAACCGGACTTGGAGATTGAAATTGAGAATCCTGATGCTGTAACACTGTCAGATGGTTCTGTTGAGATTACTCTTGAGCCGGGTAAAGAAACTAGCGATGAGTTTAGCCAGAATCTTGCTGAGGATATGGATGAGGGAGAACTGCAAGAACTTGCTAGCGAGCTAGTCGAGCTTGTAGAAGCGGATATCTCGTCGCGTAAGGATTGGACTGAGACGTATGTAAAAGGTCTAGATGTTTTGGGGATGAAGTATGAAGAACGTACTGAGCCATGGAACGGAGCGTGCGGGGTATTTTCTACGGTTCTTACCGAAGCGGCTATTCGGTTCCAGAGTGAGACGATCACTGAAACGTTTCCTGCTGCGGGCCCAGTTAAGACCGAAATTATTGGCGCGATTGACCGCCTCAAAGAAGAAGCGGCTGAACGAGTAAAAGATGATATGAACTACAGGCTTACCGAGGGTATGCCTGAGTACCGGCCTGAGCATGAACGCATGTTGTTTAACTTAGGTCTGGCGGGCGCGGCGTTCAAGAAAGTTTATTTTGATCCGGGCTTGAAACGAGAGATTTCGATTTTTGTGCCCGCTGAAGATGTGATTATTCCTTACGGGTCTAGCGGTGCACGGACAGCCGAGCGCGTCACGCACGTCATGCGCAAGACAAAGAATGAGCTGCGCAAGCTACAGGTTGCCGGGTTCTATTGTGATATAGACCTTGGCGAGCCGGTGATGAGTTACACGGATGTAGAGAAGAAGAAAGCTGATGAGCAGGGGTATTCGTTGACGGACGATGACCGCTTTCAGTTGTATGAGGTGCAGACTGTTTTGGACTTGCCCGGGCATGAGGACGAAGATGGGATTGCGCTACCGTACATTATTACTATAGACAAAGGTACTAATAAGGTACTGTCTATTTACCGTAACTGGAGCGAAGATGATGACACCTGCCAGAAACGTCAGCACTTGGTGCAGTACGACTATATTCCGGGCTTTGGGGCATATGGTATGGGTCTTATCCATATCATCGGCGGCTACGCTCGCGCTGGTACTTCTCTTATTAGGCAGCTTGTTGACGCGGGTACTCTCTCTAATCTTCCCGGCGGGCTAAAAGCTCGTGGCATGCGCGTCAAGGGCGATGACACGCCCATCGCTCCGGGCGAGTTTAGGGATGTGGATATTCCTAGCGGGGCCATAAAAGATAACATCATGACGCTCCCATACAAGGAGCCAAGCCAAGTTCTGCTGGCGTTGTTGAACCAGATTACCGAAGAAGGTCGTCGTCTGGGGTCTATTGCGGATATGAAGGTCAGCGACATGAGTGCGCAGTCCCCGGTTGGGACTACGCTGGCGTTGCTGGAGAGGCAGTTGAAGATCATGGGGGCTGTCCAAGCCCGCGTGCACAACTCGATGAAGGAGGAGTTTAAGTTACTCAAGGGGATCATCCGCGACAACACGCCCTCTACTTATGACTATGAGCCCTCAAGTGGTGATGCTTCGGCTAAGCGCGAAGATTACGACATGTGTGAGGTGATCCCGGTCAGCGACCCCAACAGCAGCACGATGGCTCAGCGGATCATGCAGTACCAAGCGGTCATGCAGATGTCCACGCAAGCACCGCAGATTTATAACTTACCGCAGTTGCATCGTCAGATGATTGAGGTTCTGGGGGTAAAGAATGCTGAGAAGCTGGTGCCCATGGAGGATGACCAGACTCCGCGTGATCCCATAAGTGAGAACATGGCGTTCCTTAAAGGGGAGCCGACCAAGGCGTTCATTTATCAAGATCATGATGCACACATTGCTGTGCACAGTACGTTCTCACAAGACCCTATGATCCTGCAACAGGTCGGGCAGAACCCCATGGCTCAGTCAATGATGGCGGCGATACAGGCGCACCAAGCTGAGCACTTGGCGTTCGCGTACCGTAAGAAGATTGAGGATCAGCTCGGTGTTCCGCTGCCTGCTCCCAACGAGAAGCTGCCGCCCGAAGTTGAGGTTCAGTTGTCGCAGTTGGTTGCCAAGGCGTCTGTTCAGTTGTTGCAGCAGAACATGGCGATGGCCCAGCAGCAGAAGAATCAGCAGATGGCGCAAGACCCGCTTATCCAGATGCAGCAAGCTGAACTACAGATTAAGAAGCAAGAAGCTGATGCCAAGACCCAGAAGGTACAAGGCGACTTGCAGATTAAGCAGGCTGAGTTGCAGCTCAAGTCGCAGCAAGCGCAGGGGCAAGCTGGGGAGAATCCAGCCATAGTTATGGCCCGCCATCAGCAAGAGATGCAGCAGCAAGAGCAGCGTCACCAGATGGAGCTGGCCCAAGCACAGCATCTGCATGACCAAGGGGTTCGGCAAGGCGATCAGTTGCATGGCCAGAAGCTAATGCAAGCGGAACAAGCCCGCAAGATTGCTGCGGCGCAACAATTGCAAAGAATGTTACAGGCACAGAACGCGGGTAAACCGCCGGAGGGTAACAAATGACCGAGTTTGATCTGTTAAAGAAACAGAATAATGAGTTCCGCCAGCAGGCGGTGGAGAAGCTTTGTACTGGCGGAGTTAAAGACTACGCTGAGTACCGAGAGTTGGTGGGTGTTATTCGAGGTCTTGACCACGCCAATTACAACTTGCAAGACCTCAAAACTCGTTTAGAAAGAGATAATGATGACTGAAATCCTCGTAAGTCAAGACGGTGCATCAGCTACTGTACTTCCCGCAACGACTGAAGAGAAAGCGCGACAAGTTCCCGAACCGGTGTCTTTCAACATACTCTGTATGCTGCCTAAAGCCGAGGAGGAACTTAGTGAATCTGGGCTGGTTAAAACCGCCACCATGATGTACCACGAGGAGCTTTTGTCCCCCGTGTTATTTGTGGCCAAGATTGGACCAGATGCGTATAAGGATGAGAAAAGATTCCCGAGCGGGCCTAGTTGTAAGGTAGGTGATTTCGTATTAGTTCGTCCTAATACTGGTACGCGGATGAAAATCCACGGAACAGAATGGCGGCTAATTAGTGATGACTCGGTAGAAGCGGTGGTACAAGACCCCCGTGGAATCCAACGCCCGTAAGGAGGTTATATGGCCGATTTTGAAAAAACCGAATTTGAGTTTCCAGACGAAGCAGAATCTAAGCAGTCTAGAGTTGGCTCCAAAATGGTGGGAGTAGAAGACACCCCGGAGATTGAGATTGTTGACGATACTCCCGAGTCTGATAGAAATGTAAAACCCCTACCGCAACCGCCAGAAGAAGTTACTGAGGAAGAGCTTTCCAGATACTCTGATAAGCGCTTGAAAGAACGACTGGCCCATTTGGGTAAGGGTTACCACGACGAGCGGCGGGCGAAAGAGTCCGCTTCTAAAGAAAAGGACGAGGCTTTGCGCCTTGCCCGGGTAGTTATTGAAGAGAATAAACAGTTAAAAGGTTCTCTCAATACTAGCCAAGAAGCACTATTGGAGCAGGCTAAAAGAGTAGTAGCCACCGACTTGGAAAAGGCTAAAACTAGGTATAAACAGGCTTATGAGTCTGGGGATGCCGAGGCTTTTGCAGAGGCGGCTGAGGCATTAACTGCTTCCAAAATGACTGCGGAGCGGGTTAATAGTTATAAACCACCCCCTTTACAGGACGATAAAAATAGTGTACAACTCGACCAATTCGCGCAAACGACGTCTGCCGATCCTAAAGCTGAAGCTTGGAAACAAGCTAATGAAACATGGTTTGGTAAAGATAGAGAAATGACCGGTTATGCGTTTGCGTTGCATGAAAAACTGGTCGTGGAAGATGGTATGGACCCGACTTCCGATGAGTACTATAAACGTCTCAACGGACGGATTCGACAAGTATTCCCAGAGAAGTTTGCCTCTGGTGAGTCCGCTGATGCACCCAACTCTCAGCGCCCTAAAGCAAATATAGTTGCACCCGCGACGAGAAGCACTGCGCCCCGAAAAATCGTGCTCAACTCGACACAAGTACAACTAGCCAAGAAGCTTGGTGTTCCTCTGGAACTCTATGCTAAAAAGGTTGCGGAAGAAATGAGGAAATAAAAATGGCTGAACAAAATCGTATGACTCGTGCCCTAGATACTAGGGAAAAAGAAGCCCGTCCAATTAAAAAATGGACACCTGCTGAACTTTTACCCCATGTTGAAGAGGAACCCGGCTATAAGTTTCGTTGGATTCGTACTGCCTTTGGTGGTAAGGACGATGCCAGAAATATTTCCACAAAATTTCGCGAGGGTTGGGAGCCTGTTAAGGCTTCGGAACATCCTGAAGCGTTTACTTTTGGCGAGGCATCGTCTCGTTTTAAGGATGCGATTGAAGTGGGTGGACTTATCCTCTGTAAAACCCCGGCTGAAATGACTGAACAACGCGATACATATTTCCAACAACAGGCAGATATGCAGATGGCGTCAGTTGATAACAGCTTCATGCGCGAGAATGACCCGCGAATGCCACTCTTTAAAGAGCGGAGTTCTAAGGTTACTTTCGGGAAAAGTATTTAATTTTATTGGAGTTAACTATGGCTTATCCTACAGTTAGCGCTCCGTACGGCCTAAAACCTGTCAATCGTATTGACGGCATGCCTTACGCTGGTGCTATTCGTCAGATTCCCGTAGCTGCTGGTTTTGGTACTGCCATTTTTAATGGTGATACCGTACAAATCGACAGCACCGGTTATCTGGTTCTTTCTTCCACCACCAATTCTGGTGCAGTGGTTGGCGTTTGTCTTGGTGGTCAGTATGTAAACTCTAGCGGTCAAACCGTTCAGGGCCAATATCTGCCTGCTTTGATTTCTACGTCTACCAACCTTGCTTATGCATACGTTGTGGATGATCCTATGGCCCTGTTCAAGGTCGCCGTGGTTTCGTCTGGCACGACCATGAGTTCCGCAGGTCGCACTGTGGTTGGAACCAACTTGGCCTTGGTACTGAATGCTGGTAACACCACCACTGGTGATTCCGCGTATGCAGTTACCTTGACCGGCGCTGGTACTACCGCGACTATCCCAATCCGTGTTATCGACGTAGTGCCTGAGACTGCTACCGCAGCCGATACCTACACCGAACTATTGGTGAAGATAAACACCCACCAATATAACAACACCACTGGTGTTTAAGGAGTAAATCATGGCTATTTCACGCGCACAACTACTTAAAGAGTTGCTCCCCGGTCTGAATGCATTGTTCGGTCTGGAGTACGCTAAATACGGCGAAGAGCATAAAGAAATCTACGAAACCGAAACTTCGGAGCGTAGTTTTGAAGAAGAGACCAAACTTGCTGGTTTCTCTGCCGCACCGGTGAAGAACGAAGGTTCTGCAATCCAGTACGACAATGCTCAAGAAGCTTGGACTGCTCGTTACAACCACGAAACTATCGCGATGGGCTTCTCCATCACGGAAGAGGCTGTGGAAGATAACCTGTATGACTCGCTGTCGGCTCGTTATACCAAGGCTCTGGCCCGTGGTATGGCGTACACCAAACAAGTCAAGGCTGCTTATGTGTTGAACAACGCATTTACAACCACTGTGACTTATGGTGATGGCGTATCCCTGTGTAGCACTGCTCATCCGCTGATCTCTGGCGGTACGAACAGCAATCGTCCTTCCACTGCCGCTGACCTGAATGAGACTTCGTTGGAAAACGCAGTTATTCAGATCGCTGGCTGGACAGACGAGCGTGGCTTGTTGATCGCAGCTAAGCCCCGCAAGCTGATTGTTCCTCCAGCTCTGATGTTCGTTTCTACTCGTCTGTTGGAAACCAGCCTGCGTGTTGGTACTACCGATAACGATATCAACGCACTGAAGAACAATGGTTCGATTCCTGAAGGTTACACCGTTAACCACTTCTTGACCGATACCAATGGTTGGTTCTTGACGACTGACGTACCTAACGGTTTGAAGCATTTCGTTCGTTCCCCGCTGTCTAACAGCATGGACGGTGATTTCGATACCGGCAACGTGCGTTACAAGGCTCGCGAGCGTTATTCGTTCGGTGTGTCTGATCCTCTGGGTATCTTCGGATCGCCCGGTTCGTCCTAATCGGACATGGGAAAGGGGCCTTGTGCCCCTTTTCTTTTTAGTGTATATTGCAGCTAATCCGGGCTTTCCGGTGCATCAAACTGTCCCGGCAGACGACATACCGATTGATGCACTCCACTTGTATGTAAGGAATTATCATGGGATTCGCAACTCACCTTGGCCCTTGGCTGCTTGGCACGGTTAAAAACACCACCGGAACTACCGCTGGAACCATCCAAAACACTGGTAGCGCCGTTGTTACGCAGACTAAAAAAGTAGTTTATACCGGCTCTGTAGCCGCAGCCGCTGTTACTACAACGCTGTTTACACTCCCTGCTGGTGCTCAAATCAATAACATCCATATTGACACCTTGGTGGCTTTTACTGGTTCTACCGCAGCTAACGTAGTTATTGGCACTTCAGGTACAACCAATTTGTACTGGGCCTCTTCGGACATTACCGCCCAAGGTCGCTTGGCTAATACCAATGCGGCTTCTAAATTAGCTAACTGGGTAGGCGCAGCTACTACAGCATCTCCTAATGGCGCTGGTATTGGCGCAACGGACGTTACTGTTCAAGCAGTATTAACTCCTACCGTTGCAGATGTAACCGCTGGAACTGTGCAATACACAATTGTCTATACCGTTGCTGACTCTAACGGTACGCAATCTCCC